TGTTCACGCATAAAGAGCATATTAAAATGAGTAAAACTTTATTAATCACAAACATTTGTAGGCATCATAGGCAAGAAATTCTAAAAATTTCACTTAAAGAAATGGGGGTTAAAACTAATACACTTTATAAAACTTTATCAGCGTTTGAAAATGGTAGATCAACTAACATAAATCACTTGATTAAATATTTTGAAATAAGTGATTTAAAACAGCGTCAAAACCTAGCATTAAAAATCGCATCGGTATTAATTGGGGGTTAACTTATGGCTAAACGTCCTACAACTAGAAGCAGTAATAGCGCGCAAGCAAAACAGGATGCTAAAAAAGCGTTCGGGGCTACAACTAAACGTTACTTTAAAGACGTTGAAAAGACTCAAAAAACAATATCGGATAAAGCCGATAAAATACGCGAGTTTAGGCGGGAAGCATCACGTAAAGCAGCGTTAGCAAATAAGCGCATCGAACGCCTAGAAAGAAATAAACTTAAAGACTCGCCAGCGTATCAACAATATATTAAAGACGGTGGCGGCAAATTTGGTGTTAAAGGTAAAAGCTATAATGAAGTGCAAAAAGAAGTAGCAAAATTAGATAGATTTATAAACAGCAAAACTTCAACCATTAAGGGGATTAATAAAACGTTAAAAGAAATGGCAAGTAATACAGGTATTAAATACAGCAATTTAAAAGACTTACGCAAAAAATCATCAAAGTTTTTTGAGTTGGCTAGTAAAGTAGAACAGTATTTAAGAACCGTTGAAGATATGGCTAGCGCTATAGGCTACCAAAAAATATGGGAAGCTATTAACCAATATACCCAAGATGCTGACGTTGATTTAAGCAGCGGTGAAGCTGATATTGATAGCATGATAAACAGCGTTACTAAAGCGCTTAAAACTTACGATAACCCTACTAAAATTCCTGGGGGTGGATGGTACAAATTAAGCGACACTAAAGAAAACAAATAACAGGGGTTAAAATGCGACCGTTTAAATACCTACATGAAACAATAGATACTCTTAATTACACAACAATAAAAACAAATAAAAAAATTGAGTATATAAATTTAGCTAGTGGTTTTGATATTGAAACTACTAGCGTTTATGTGGGTGAAACTAAAGCGGCGTTTTCTTATGTATGGATGATTAGCATAGGCGTTAATTCTCCTGTTTATTATGGTAGAACGTGGAATGATTTTTTAAGCGTATGCGCTGAACTTCAATATTCATATAACCTTTCAACTAATAAAAGGTTAGTTATTTATGTACATAACTTAGGGTATGAATTTCAATTCATGCGTAAATACTTTAATTGGCTAGAAGTTTTTGCAATCGCAGAACGTAAACCAATTAAGGCGTTTTGCGATTATGGTATTGAATTTAGGGATAGCTATATTTTAAGCGGGTATTCACTGGCTAATACTGCTAAAAATATGACTAAACATAATATTAAAAAACTTGAAGGCGATTTAGATTATAAATTAATCCGCCATGAAGAAACTGAATTAACCGATGAAGAAAAAGCCTATTGTGAAAACGATGTTAAAATTATAACCGCTTATATAGATGAACAGATTGATTTATACGGGGATATTGCAAAAATCCCAATGACTAATACGGGTAGGGTTAGAAAACACGTTAAAGATGAATGTTATTACACTAGCAAAAACCATCGCAAAAGTAGTAAAAGTAAATATTTTAAATATCGTCAAATAATGCAAGATTTAACGCTTGAACCTGATACCTATATTCAACTTAAACGCGCATTTATGGGTGGGTTTACTCATGCCAACGCTGAATATAGCGGCAAAAAATTAGAAAACGTTTCAAGTATTGATTTTACGTCTAGTTATCCTAGCGTTATGTGCGCTGAAAAATTCCCTATGTCGCGTTTTAAACCTACTACCGTAGAAACGTTAGATGATTTACGGGATTTATGCTCAAAATTTGCGGTTGTTTTTGATGTTACTTTTGAAGGTATTGAATCAACTATTAAACATGAAAATTATTTAAGTGAATCTAAATGTTTTAGCGTTATAAAACCTATAATTAATAATGGGCGTATTAGTAGCGCTGAAAGTTTAGGAATTACTTTAACCGATGTTGATTTTGATATAGTTGAACAGGTTTATAAATGGGAATCTATATCGGTAGCTAACGTTAAATACGCGCATAAAAATTATCTACCTAAATCAATTATAAAATCTATCTTAGATTTATATCAAGGAAAAACAACTTTAAAAGATGTTGAAGGTAGTGAAGTGGAATATTTGCTATCTAAGGGTATGCTAAATTCTATTTATGGGATGTGCGTAACCGACATAGTAAAAGATAACTCAATTTATAATGAAGGGTGGGAAGTTGAAAAAGTTGATATAGAAACAGAAATTGAAAACTATAATACCGCTAAAGGTAGGTTTCTTTATTACCCTTGGGGTTTATGGGTTACTGCATACGCTAGGCGCAATTTATGGACGGGTATTTTAGCCGTGGGGGATGACTACGTTTATAGTGATACTGATAGTTTAAAATTATTAAACTATGAAAATCATACAGGTTATATAGAATGGTTTAACGACAATATAGTTAATAAAATGTTGAATATGTGCAGCTACTATAAATTTAACCCTGATTTACTTTCTCCTAAAACGAAAAAAGGGAAGGTTAAAACGTTGGGTATATGGGATTTTGAAGGTAGTTATCCTAAGTTTAAAACATTAGGGGCTAAAAGGTATATGGTTTATGATGGGGAAAATTTGCATATAACCGTAGCAGGTTTAAGCAAACAAAATGGGATAGCGTATATGCGGGAAAAATGTAATAACGATATTGATGCGGTTTTCGATATGTTCAACGATTCGCTATATATTCCCGCGACTAATACCGGAAAGATGACTCATACATATATTGATGATGAACTGAAGTTTAAAATTTTAGATTATAATGGGCTAGAATCTACCGTTAACCCCCTTTCTGGGATACACTTAGGGGATTGTGATTTTACTTTATCAATTGCTGAACATTATAAAGAATTTATAAACAACCTTTCTAAAGGTTATATATTCAAAGGGGTTAAACACGTATGAACTATTACAGCCTTCAAAAAATTAACCGTAAAAACGCTACTTACAATATCATTTTTGGCGAACGTTCAAACGGTAAAACTTACGCGCTACTTAAAAAGGGGTTACAAGACTACATTAAAGATGGGTCGCAAATGGCGTATGTTCGACGCTGGAAAGAAGATATAACCGGACGCCGTGCAGCTAGATTGTTTTCAGGGCTTAATGATAATGATGAAGTTAGCAAAGCCAGTAAAGGGAAGTTTAAAGGCGTACATTATTGGGCGGGTAAATTCTACCTTTGTAATTATGATGAATCAGGTAAAGCAATATATAGTGATAGTGACGTTTTAGCATTTACGTTTGCTTTATCCGATTCTGAACATGATAAATCAACTTCATTTCCTGATATTAAAACTATCGTTTTTGATGAATTTCTAACAAATAAACTTTATCTTCAAGATGAATTTGTTTTATTTATGAATACCGTTTCAACCATCGTTAGGAAACGGGAAGATGTTAAGATTTATATGTTAGGTAATACCGTTAATAAATACTGCCCCTATTTTGCTGAAATGGGGTTAAAACATATTTTGAAAATGGAACAGGGTTCTATTGATGTTTACCATTATGGGGATTCTAAACTAACGGTAGCGGTTGAATATTGCGCCAGCATAAAAAACAGCGCTCAAAATCATAAATATTTTGCGTTCGATAATCCTAAACTAAACATGATTACTGGCGGCGCTTGGGAACTTGCAATCTATCCCCATTTACCAATGAAGTATAAACCTAAAAACATTTTGTTTACTTATTTCATCGACTTTAACGATTCAATTTTTCAATGTGAAATAGTTAACGTTGATGATATTTATTTCACCTATATACACGTTAAAACTACTGATTTAAAGCATCCTAAAGATGACTTAATCTATTCCCTCGACTATCATCCTGAGTTAAACTATAATCGTAGTATCTTTAAACCAGTCTCAAAACTTCAAGAAAGGGTTTTATGGTTCTATAAAACAGATAGAATCTTTTACCAAAATAATGATGTTGGGGACGCTATAAACAATTTCTTAAAGCTATGCAAGCGGGGATAATATTAATGGATTCAGCGCAATTTGTAGAAATGGTTAACTTAATTGGGTTTCCTATCGCGGCGTGTATTGCGTTATTTTGGATGAATAGGGAACAGGCAAAATACTATCGCCAGTTGCTAAAAGATTTTCAAGATACAATAGACAATAATACAAAGGCGTTAAACCATATCATTAATCAACTAGATAATAGGTGATATATGTACGATGTTAAAGCAAAAGAAAGTAATTTAGCGCAGTATAACAATTATACTATGGCTAAAACTCTATCAATGTTTGAATGGGAAAACCTACCCGAAACAATCCCTTATTTTGAACTTGAAAAGCTACTACAAAAACATGGTTTCGCTTTTATAACTAAAGTTGAAGATAAACTTTATGCTTTCTATGGGGGAATTGGTGGCGTTCAAGATGTATACGGAAACCCTACTCAAATAACTATTAATAACGTAGCGTTGAAATTCAATAAAACGCTAGATATTAAAGAAGATGGGGTTTTGATTTATAACGATGATTGTATGATGGGGCTATTACCCTTAATTACTAAATTCAATTCATCGCTAGTTGAAAATGATATTAACCTTTATATGGCTGGTATAAATAGCCGTATGCAAACATTTTTAAGCGCTAGCGATGATAAAACTAAAGCAAGTGCGGATGACTACGTTAAAAAACTTATTGATGGTGATGTTTCCGTTATCGGTGAAGCTGCCCTGTTTGAAGGCGTCAAAAGACAAGATGCCACCACAAGCCAAGGTAGCGCTTTTACTTCTCTTATTGAGTTTCACCAATATGTTAAAGCTACCCTACATAATGAACTAGGGTTAAACTCAAATTTCAACATGAAGCGGGAACGCCTAACGTCCGGTGAAGTTGAAAGCGTTGAAGATACGCTTTACCCATTCATTGACAATATGATGAAATGTCGATTATCAGCGGTTGAACTTATTAACGCTAAATATGAAACTGAAATTAACGTTGATTATGGTAGCGTCTGGAATAAGAAAAACCGTGAAATGGTCGATGATATTATCGAAACTGAAAACGACACTTTAGGGGGTGACGTATCAAACGCCAACTTGAAAGACTTGCAAAACAACTCGCCTTCCAATGGGCAACAAGAACCATTAGAAGAATCTTTAGAAAACTCACAAAACGAACAGATAAACGAATCGACAAATGGTAATGAAGAACCATTAGAAGAATCGTTAAACGAACCGCTAGAAGAACCGTTAGAAATTGATGCAGCGGAAACCCTAGCGCAGCAAATAGAAGAAGCGGAAACCATGCTTAAAGATGAAACCTTAACTGATGAAGATAGGGCAGTATGGGAAGCGCTATTGAATGAACTTAAAGGGGGTGAGTAAATGGCTACGCTAGGGGAATTTTTAGCCGGTAAAAGCCTGTTTAGTAGTATTGAACAGGTTGAAGCGTTCCCTTTCATTGTAGGGGATGCGGTCAATTTAGATTTGATTTTAACTATCAACTATGGGCAGCGTATACTTTTTAATCCTTATGCTGATTTAGAAATTGAAAAGGTAGCGCAAATTCTAGTTAAACAGCATGGGGAAAAATGGCGCGATTATTTGAAAATTGAAGCGCTAAAAGAAAACGTTAATGACCGTAGGGAAGTTAGCGAAAATATAACGGAAAGTGAAAACAAGGTTAATACACGCGATGAAGTGAATAAAGTAGCGGCTTTTAATAGCGCTGATTTAATAGATAATGATGGTTCAACTATTTCTAACAGTGATAATAACTCAGGGGAAAAGGTTAGAACCCTAACAGATGAAAATATTTCCCCCCAAAAGAGTTACGCGCTATTGTCAAATATGGCTAGGGATAGTATAGTTAAAAATGTAATGCAAGATATATCTAAATCGCTAACGTTAGCTATTTATTGAAGGGGAATTAAACATGCAAGTTACACAAATTTATGCGCTAGTAAATGGGGCTACTTCTCAAATTCTAGGGGAATCAGCGGTTCTCAATGAAGATTTGAGTAATATTGTTGATATTGGTAAAGCGGTTATTGATTCCGATAACCTAGACAATTATGTAAAAAGTCTAGTTAACCATATTGGCAAAGTGGTTTTCACTAATCGCCTTTACGCTGGCGGCGTTCCTAGCGTACTAATGGATAGTTGGGAATTTGGGTCAATTTTGGAAAAGGTTTCAAGTGACCTTCCCGACGCTACGGAATCCGATAGCTGGAAACTAACAAACGGGGCTGATTATTCCCCCGATGTTTTCTATAAGCCTAGCGTTAGCGTTAAGTTTTTCAATTCTAAAACTACGTTTGAAATTCCGCTTTCTTTTACTGAAATTCAAATTAAGGAAAGTTTCTCAAACGCTAATCAGTTGAACGGGTTTATTTCTATGCTGACTACCAGCGTAGAAAATGCCATGACTGTTAAACTTGATGCGCTTATTATGCGTACCATTGTTAACATGATTGGGGAAACCGTTGTTGATGGTTTGACCGTTGACGTTTCAGGCACACCAACTTTTGAACCATCGGGAACCAGCGTAAAAGCGGTTAACTTGCTTAACCTGTATAACGCTGAATATGGCGCTTCATTGACCGTTGATAATGCGGTTACTAACCCTGACTTCATTCGGTACGCCACCTATACAATGGGGCTATATAGCGACCGTATGGCGCGAATTTCCACCCTTTTCAACGTAGGCGGGAAGGAACGTTTTAGCCCTAAAGATTTGCAACATATTGTGCTACTTTCTGATTTTGCTAAAGCGTCTGAAACGTTCCTGTTAAGCAACGCGCAAAACCAAGACCGTGTAGCATTGCCTGAACATGAAACCGTCCCTTATTGGCAAGGTAGCGGCTTGGCGTATGAATTTGAAGAAGTTTCAAAAATCAACGTCAAAACGTCTAGCGGTTCAACCGTAGAACTTTCGGGAGTTATTGGGGTTATTTTTGACCGTGAAGCGCTAGGGGTTTCAAACCTAGACCGTCGCGTAACTACCAACTATAACCCTAAAGCGGAATTTTACACAAACTTTTATAAGTTTGATGCAGGGTTCTATAATGACCTAGATGAAAACTTTGTTGTTTTCTTCATTGGGTAATTAATAGATTAAGTTTCGGTCGCTTGGGGAACTTTACGTTCCCCTTTTTTATAGGTGAAATAATGTTATTAACTTTATATAGAACTAAAAGTGATTTTAACGTTATTAATAAGACGTTAGAAAATGCGCTGAATATTGATATAACAGTTAGAAATGATTTTGATATTATTAACCCTGAATTGAAGTTAAAGAAAATTACAGGGATTGAATTTCAAGATTATAACTATTGTTATATTCCTGATTTAAACCGCTACTATTTCATTCAATCAATAACCGCAATTAATAATGATGTTTTTAGTTTCATTTGTGAATGTGACGTTTTAGAAAGTTATAAGACCGATATTTTAACAAGTAACGCAAGATTCACGCGACAAATAAAAGTAGGCGATTACATAGAAAGCGGATTAGATTATAAAATTGATGCTGACGTTACTACTTATGAATCTGATAATGGTTTCAGCGGTGAAAGAACCATGATATTAACTACCGTAGGGAGTGTTGAATAATGGTTAGCGTAACTCAGGCAATGATAGATGATTTTAACGCTAATGAAACTATTTTAGGCGTTGATAATGTACCTGTTTCAGTTGGCGATACTATAAGCAGCGGGGATAATGTAACCGCTGACGCTAAAACAGGGTTTCTGATTAATTCTATTGAACAGTACGGGGGTTATGACCCTGTTACGGGGGGTTCAGCCTTTTATGAATTTACCGTTGTTGATGGGGGAAATAGCGCTTATTGGGCGTATGATTCAGGGGCTAGTTTAACGGGGTTTACGTTTAACGTTGAAACAGCGCCAGTTGAAGGGGTGGACGTAACTCAAACAGTTATTGATAACTACGCTTCAAAAAATGTTATTTTAGGCGTTGATTATGTTCCCGTTTCGGTGGGCGATTTTATACCTTTAAATAGCCTAGTTACTATAGCGGCGGTTGAAGGGTTTATAATAATTGATGCTGAATTTTCTTATTATGATGTTGTTGAAGGGGTTATATACTATTCATACACAATTAATACAGATCAAAAAAGCGGTGAAATTTTATATGATTCTACTAATATGGATGAAGGTATAAAATTTGCGTCGGGAATAGCAACAGAAGAAGAAGCCGTTGACGTTCAAGGAACTAATAACGTTTATTTAGTTGATAATGATGTTTTAAAACAGATTAATAATAATAGATTTGTACCCAATACTAACGGTGACGGTTCTATTGATTATGGTCAATATATACTTTCTTTAATTTCTTTACCTACTGAATTAAATAGCGAATTAATCTTAGAAAAAAATAACGTTATTTTAGGTGATAGGACTTTAACTGTTACCGCTAATGTTATAGCTAGTGACGCTATTACTATAAATATGGGGGTTATAACGGTTCCTGAAATAACAGGGGATTTGCGCGATTTTTCTAATGTTAATTGTATTCTACATTTACCCTATTCACAGCCTTTAAATATTGATGCTGAATATGTAATAGGTCAAACGTTAACAATAGAATATATTGTTGATGCTTATACGGGTGAATCAACTATTAACATAGGTTCTAGTAAAGTTGGGGAAGTTTTTATTTCACAACAATCAACGCTAGGAATAAATATCCCTTATTCGTTAACTAAAACTGATACCGCAAATACGGAAAACTCAAATATCGCGTTAGGGGGTGATAATCGAATCACTAAACCTTACATTGAAATTATTAGAAATGAAGCGCTTTTAGTTGATGGGGTTTTTACAATTCCGGTTATTGATGAAGATTCAATTATAAACCATACGGGATTTATTAAGGTTGAAGAAATTGAATTAGAAATTAATAGTACCTATTCTGAAAAAGAAAGCGTAGTTAATGCTTTAAGAAACGGGGTCATAATCAAATGAATAAATTAGTTGAAATTGCTGAATCGTTTTTAGGAATTGATAATAGTCAAAAGAAGATGTTAGTTGATTATTATAATGAATACTGTATTAGTCTAGTAAAACCTTCCCGAAAATATAAAATGAAATATAGCGATGATTGGTGCGCTATGTTTACCAGCGTTGTAGCGCATTTAGCGGGGGATTCTAACGCCCATTTCCCCTATGAAGTTTCTGTTTTTCAACAATGTGTATTAGCCAAGCAACGGGGGCAGTACCTTAAAGGGGCTAGGGAAGCAGGGGAAGGCGATTTAATCGTTTATGACTGGTTAGGTGATGGCGGGTATGACCATGTGGGATTCGTCGCCAGCGTAACCCATGACCGCATTATAGCGCTTGAAGGTAATAAGGGGGATACTGTCGCATATCGTGACGTAAGCCGTTATAGCAGGGCGGTGAAGGCGATTATTAGATTAGGCAATGATGCTGTAACCCCTACAAATGAACGGCTTGAAACGTTAGCTAGGCGCGTTCTAAAGGGTGAGCTAGGTGATGGTGACGCTAGGCGGGTAGCATTGGGCGCTGATTATGTGAAGGTTCAGCGAATCGTTAACAGAATCTTAGCGGAATAACAGGCATAAAAAAGGGGCTAATTAAAGCCCCTTTATTGACAAGCCTAAAAAGGAATTGGCGAATCTTCCCAACTATATTTTAGACTTCCTGAGTTTTTCCCGTTGATTTTACCGCTTCTACTGGTTCAGGAAAATCAATCCATTCAATCGCGTATTGAGTACCATGTTTATTTTCGTAGGTATAAAGTTTAAAACCTACATAGCCACCGTTAACAAGATTAACACTTTCCGCATCGGCCAAAATTTCTTTAACTTGTTCGGTCATGTGATGTGGTGCGTTAACCAATTCGTTATTGGTAGCGATTACAGGTTGGTCGCCATACAAACCTTTTTTGTTGATGTAAATGGCGTTAACTTTATGTTCTGCTTTTAGCCCATATTCGGCGGCCATTTGCTTTAAATCTTTATAAGTGAAATGTTCGGGAATATCGAACAAGAAAAGGCGAACGCCAGCATTATGTTTTTTAGCGAATGTACCCATTTTGAATTTCCTTTTAGTTTCGGTTTAAAATGGGGCTATTTAAAGCCCCTAGTTATGTTACGCGCTTTGCTTTAAAGAGTAAAGCGCTACGGTATTAACGTTAAATTCTTCCTTAACGTTATCTTTACTGATTAGAACGTTTTTACCTTCCAATTCCTTAACCAGTTTTTTAGCTTCAATCATCGTTTTTTTACCGATGATTTTCATTTCACCTACTACGTTTTCATCTTCATTAAAATATTTGATATTTGTGAAAGCTACTTTAACTTTTGTAGTTTCATTATCTTCAAGCTGTTCAACCTGTTCAACTGGT